TAGGTTGTTTCTAATATTTAGGCAGAATTTTCTCATACTTCCTGTAAATGCCTGTGAGTCGCCTGCGAGCTGCCAGAGGTTATATATTCTACATAGCCGTCGGAGCGGGCGGTCTCAAAGTGTCTCTCAGCATATAATTAAGATCATTTAAATAAACCAGCTATCTGATTACTATGTCTTCTATCAAGTTCGTAAATATCGATAATACCCTCGTTATTTTTTTCTTTACCAATAAATGTGTCGATAGTTTGTTCAGGATATGGTCTACGAACACTGTCTTTCATGCACTCTAATACCATAATATGTTTATTTAATTGTCGATTTAATTGATGACGAACTGAAGTTACCAGATAACGACCTGACATATAAGGATCTCTATTTAAATCTTCAATATCACCGGCAGGCGCAAAAGTAGGCATTTCAAAAGTAATTAAATCTCCAGCAGTTACGCCAGTACAACCATTTACTGTAATTTCTAAACGAAATGAGGTAAAAGCTAATCTTTGTGATAATCTTCTTTGAAGTATATTTTTTACAGGAATTGAACTTATATTATCATGAACAAGAGAGGTATCAGTTTTTAAATATAATGTTGACTCAGCAAAATCTGATAAAAAAGCTCCGTCTCTTAAAACAAGAGGCAATATACCTTTATCATCTGTTCTAACACCATCTTTACCTGATTCAGTGTGATGTAAAATTTGAAATTCTTTATTGTAATCAAAATTTGTTTCTTTATAAGTTTTATTTAATTGATCGTGTGTAATTAATTGACTGGCAAACACACCGTTTCTTAAATTTTTTAACGTATCAAATTGATCTAAAATTCTAAAATTAATTGCAATTTGCATTTCATTTTTAATATCTAAGTTTCCGCCCCCATCTCTGATGTTTGAGGGTTTTGGTCTAAAACGAGCAACAACAGGTCTTGACGTGTTACCATCTACCGCTAACATACTTTCAAGTGAACGATAATTAAAACCTAAACTTGTTTCATAAAAATAATAACCTGCTCCTTCGTATTTTTCACTTTGTGTCATTAATGATATTTCATCAATTGCATCAAAAGGTCTTACCCGACCAAATACTTGTTTGTGAATGCCTTTAGACGGTTCAAAATATAAATCTTTTGCTGACGATAATGTATTTTGTTCTTTTATGATACGAGCTGCCATATTTGAAAATGTATCTGTCATGGCGTTTTTTACCACAACTAATTCATTTTGTATCATTTCTTTACTACAAAAATGTAGTAAATACATTTGAGATTTAGGTCCTACAGCTTGTCTATTTTGTATTTTATAAACGTACAAAGGATTGCCTGTCTTCATAGTAAAATCATAACCTTTACTTAAAGACGGTGTATAAAATTTAAATTCAAGTCTTTCATTACCTGTTAATGGTAATTTACCTATTATGTTATTACCATCAACAATCAACATATTGCCTGATAATGTTTTATTGTGAATACTCTCAAAAATGTTTAAATCTAAAACAAGAGTTTCAATTTCAATCATATCAGGCGTATTAGTGCCCTCTATATTACGATATGAAATTAATCTAATATCTGAAAGTATATAGTCACCAGGTTTTTTTAAGACACTGTCGTCTAAGGTATCATATAAGTTCATTACCTACTCATTAAGTTTTGAAATTCTTCCAATAGTATTGGTAAATATACTGGGTCTAATAATTTAATTTGCCTTTTTTGATCTTGTATTCTTTCTTCATATTCTCTATTTGAAACAGAAGTAGCACCTGCTGTAGTGCTATTTACTTCTATTTTATGTGAGTAGTCACTTGGACTTTCACCTTCTGTTTTTCCACTTGATTGCGTGATTTCGTAATGATGTATGCCATCTGGATTTGTATATTTTTTTTTTAAATATGTCTCAAATTCAAAACTTGGTAATGGCCATCCATAATATCTATCTGTAATATCATTTGTTAATAAAATTACCCAATGATAGTATTGGCTACCAAAATGTTTTCTTGCGGTAATTTCAGGTGTTTCGCCTTCAGGTACATCATATAAATCGTATAAGCTTGACTCATTTAAAACTTTTGATCTAATTTTTACACGTGCCATTAAATTAGTAACAAGTTTTTCGTTACCATCGCCTTTTAAATCATAAGTGCCTCTTGGAAAAAATCTAAAATACATTAAAATCCTTTAGATATAGTTGTTTTGGTCATAATTTCTGTCTCACTAAATTTTAATGACATTTTTGTGTATATAGGAGCAGCGCCCTTATAATCACCTGCAAATGTACTAAAATTTCCTTCATCACCATGTTGAATATCTAAATTAGTTAATACACAACGACTTACTCTAGGAATATATTGGTTACGGTGTTCTAAGTACATATATGTAATTTGAAATTCATCAGGAACTATAAAATCATTACCTAACCCATCAATAGCAGGGTGCATATGAAATTTAAATATTTCTATAATTTTATACATATTTTCTAATTCTTTTCTATTTTTAGGAGCAAATTCAAAAACAAAATCAAAACTTCTCATAGGCACACTTCTAAAAACCATTTCAATGTTGGGGTTTGTTGCTTTACCTGTAACTTTAGATAATGCTCCTTTTACATCTCCTATGCCAGGTATTAAAGCAGCTATTCCAGATATAATATCTGTGCCTAATGCAGCAGCAGCGTCTTTTAGTCTAGCTACTAATTCAGACGCTGATCTTATCGTACCGCCGCCTTTAAAACCTAAAAGATTTCCTACAATACCTGTTTCAACACCCTCATGCACTGTATTATAAGATGTTTTTAATCCAGGCGGTGTGTATAATACAATTGTTTTTGAAATCCTTACAGGTCTATTGAATAATTTACTACCAGCAATACCACTAGAAAGATTCACCACACGTTCTTCAGTACCGCCTCCTCTATTTTTTATTCTGGTAATTCTATTATTTTGTCCTGCAGGCCCTGTTGCTATTGTTTTAAAGGCACCGTCACCATAATCATTGATATCTATTCCTAGTGAACCCTGTCCTGTAATATCTGTAAGAGATTTGAGTGATTGACCCAACAACGTATCTTTTTCTAATACATCAAAAATTATATAATGTCCTGATTCTAATGTTTGTACATTGTTTGGATAATAAACTGTAGCATAGTCATATGGATTTTCTGTCATATGAGCTGCAGGACTTGTATCGTTTAATTCTAATGGTGATTTGTTTAATATTCTAGCAAAAGTAGCATTTACCTGTGCCATGTCTTGTCCACCGCCTGGTCCTACTTTGCCTACTGAACCAACATTTAATAAGTTATTAAGATTCTTTTGAATTTTATTTGCTAATTTGCTTGTTACGTTACCTGGTAATGCCATAAATAGTTTTATTATTTTATTAATATTTATATGATATGAGAGCGAGTTATAAAGGAATTTACAAACCAACACACCCTAAAAAATATGCTGGAGATGCTAATAAAATAGTATATCGTTCACTATTAGAAAGGCGTATGATGGTTTATTTGGATAAAAATGAAACGATAGAGTATTGGGCAAGTGAAGAAATACCAATAATTTATCGTTCACCTATTGACTATCGAATACACAGATATTTTCCTGATTTTATATTTAAGTTAAAAACAGGTAAAAAATACATGGTTGAAATTAAACCATATCGTCAATGTTTTCCACCAAAAAAGCCAAAAAAACAAAGTAAGTCGTATTTACGTGAACATTTAGAGTATATTAAAAATAAAGCTAAGTGGGAGGCAGCAAAAACGTATTGTGAGAGTAATGGTTTAGAGTTTAAAATATTTACTGAAAAAGACATAGGTGTTTATAACTGATATAAATATATTAAATGGCAAATATACTAGACACTCTTGTAGATAAACAAGGTGGTAAACAAAAATCAGCAAGTTGGTATCAAAAAGCTGTTGCTTCAATAGCTGACAGAATAAGTGCTAATAAGTTAATGACACAAGGTAAACTTACAGGTCGACCAAATATAGGTTTATTAAATTTATTTTTTTATGATCCAAAGTATAAAAAAACTTTACCATATTATGATACGTTTCCTCTTGTACTGCCTTTAGAGTCTATACCAGGCGGATTTAGTGGATTAAATTTTCACTATTTACCACCAGGTTTAAGATTTAGATTGTTAGATCAAATGCAAAGATTTGCTTCAAATGATAAAATGGACAAAACAACAAAATTAAATGTAAATTATTCAAGTATAAAATCATTAACACTTGCAAAACCTACAATAAAAAAATACTTATACAAACACGTAAGATCAAATTTTTTAAAAATAGACTTAACACAGGCCGCTATCGCTGTTTATTTACCAGTTCAACAGTTTAAAAAACTTTCTGATGCTGCTGTTTATGCTGCCGCAAGGAGTGCTGTATAATGGCAATATTAAGAGGTGGTAAAAGAATTGGTGGTTTTGATATTCGATTAGGTTTTCCTAGTGATCGTTCATTAGAAAATATTGAAAAAGATGCACGTTTTAGACAAAAGGCCGGTGGTAATCCAGAAACAACAATAGGTCGTTATCAAGCATTTGTAAATGAAGCTGAAGGTTTTGCACGTAGAGCAAGGTTTTACACAGAATTTAATTTACCTAAAGGAGTAACAAATCAACAAAATTTTTTATCAAATGATAGATTGTTTCAGACTGTAGATAGTGATGCATTAAGTGAAGAACAATTAAGTTTTCCTAAAAATCAAGAATTAATTGCTGTTCATAATGCAAATGGCAGACGTGTAAGAGCATTTTGTAGATCAATTAATATGCCTGAAAGAGAGATAGTATCAAAAGAAATAAAATTTCATGGACCTAGTAGAAAATTTGCAATAGACACTAAAAGTTCACCCATACAGGCAACATTTTACGCTGATAAGTTTTTAAGAGAAAGATCATACTTTGAATTATGGCAAAGTTGTATTTTTAGCACAAAATCACATAATTTTAATTTTTATGATGACTATGTGTCTGATATTAATATATTTCAATTAGGACAATTTGATAGTAGAAATGAAAGAGATGACGTA